TTTACAAGCGGCTGCGGAGAACAACTACCGCAACCACGAAACTTAACAATAAGTTAGAGTCTGGCTAATCACCCGACTAGACGCAATCGTCTGAACGCTAAAGGACATCCCAAGTTTACTGTATTGGTTACTTCACATCAACGCCCCAATCTGTAGCAGGAATGAGGCCCTAGCCCTTCGTATCATCATTTGTTACTTATGCTGCTTGTAACATCCGCTTCTAACACGAACCACATTGGCAAATTCGATTGTAATTTATCTACGAAACCTGCAGAGCAGGGTTGAGTCATTGCGCTTTAACCCGGAAAAAAACCAATGAAACTAGTCCTGCTGGAACCTTAACCCACAAGTTTGAACTCCTTTTTTTCGGCTTCAACAATACACCCGCTGTCGGCCTTGCTTACAAAATCAGCCCACCACTGCATCATCGGACGACGTTGCTCAAGGTAATCGCTGCGGTTGTAAGCTCGACGTACCTCATTTTTATCTACATGAGCCAGTGCTGCTTCAATGACATCAGGCGGAAATCCTTCCTCATTGAGTGCCGTACTAGCGATAGAACGTAAACCGTGTGATACGAGTACGCCTCCTAGGCCAGCACGCTTGAGTGCTGCATTCACTGTTTGGCTGTTCATTGGCTGGGTTGGTTTGATGCGACTGGGAAAGATAAATTCTCGACCACTACTGAGAGACTTCATCATCTCCAGAATAGCGAGAGCCCCATCAGATAGTGGAACCGTATGGTCCCGGTTCATCTTCATTCGAGCTGCAGGAATTTTCCATTCGCTAGCATTGAAATCGATCTCATCCCATCGTGCCTCAGCGGCTTCGGCAGGGCGGGTAATGGTGAGAAGCTGCCACATGAACAAGCACCGCGTTGACACACTGATACTTGCCGTACGCATTGTTTGCATTAACTGTGGAAGCTGATCAGGCCGGATGCTCGGCATGTTCTTTTTCTGAGGCTTCTCGAACGCTTTTCCGATATTTACGCTGGGAACCGCATCAATCAGGCCCGTGTTCTGCGCATAAATCATGACTTCGTTAATACGCTGACAAAGACGGCGAACAGTTTCTAATGCACCTCTAGCCTGAACCGGCTGAACTGCTTTAACCAGAGTATGAGCCTTAATCTCAGTGACACTGATATCACCGATTGCTGGAAAAACATCTCTCTCAAGCGAGCGCCAGATATCGTCGGCATAGTCCTCTGTTACGCTGGCTTTCTTCACATTCCACCAACGCTCGGCAACTAACAGGAAAGTGTTGGTTTTAGCCTCTTGAGAATTTCTTACCTGTTCTTTCTGATGTTTCTGAGGATCGATGTCTTTCGCCAACAAAACTCGAGATTCAGCTCTGAGTTTACGCGCATCAGAAAGGGAGACAGCAGGGTAGGCACCGAAGCTCTGTTTGGTTCGCTGTTTTGTCAGCGGTCGATAGTAACGGAACTGCCAGAGCTTACTACCACTGGACTTGATTAATAGAGTAAGCCCGTCACCATCATACAGCTGGTAATCGGCATCTTTAGGTTTGGCGGCTTTGATTTCCGTATCGGTTAACGGCTTGGTTTTTCTTGCCATGGGGAATCTCCATGCGTTTAGGCCCAACGAAAACAATAGAGCTATTCGTTGGGCCTATCGATGGGCCTAAGAGGTTCGGATTTAATTAGTTCTCTTTGGACTTCGTAGGACAAATTGAAGGCACAAAAAAGCCCGCAGGGCTTGCGCCGTGCGGGCTTTCAGGACTTCATCGGATGACTCTGGTAATCACCGATGGAGAATTTTGGTGGAGCTGGCGGGAGTTGAACCCGTGTCCGGATTCACGTATCTATATGATTTAAATTAGTTAAAGGTTACACAATATTCTTGCGGCTCCTTTACGGCTCCTTTCTTGTCTTGTTAACAACCCATTAAGATATTTAAAAGTAAATTTTGGTATAAAGGGCTTACTGATTTTATGATCAAAAATAAATAGCGCCTTTAAAAGTTATTGTGATTAAAATATTGATATATAAGGCGTAACTATTAAAAAAATATCTAAGTTATTGAAAAATTTGATAAGCATTTTTTGTTAATTTTTACTTCCTTGAAATTGTGCATAAGTGGGTGTTTATGAACAAACTTATCCACATAAACATCCGTATGTTTTTCATTATTAGTATGAAATTGTAAATTTTTTAAATGTCAATAGAAAAAATCACTTTTTACACATTGACATGATTTTAAGTTGGTGGAAGGGTCTGATTTCTTCATGTACTCTTACACGACTAAAAGTAAAAATATTGCTTTATTTTGATTTCCTAACCTTTTGTTAAATAAGGTGTTAAATGCCACAGGTAGCCACTAAAGCGTCCAAGATCAGCAGTGAACTTACTGTTTATCTTACTGAAAGAGAGCGTCTTGACGACATCTCTTTTAGGAGATACCTACGTGACATTGATGCTCTTAAAGATCATTTGGTTGAAGACTATCTGAAGGCGCTGGCTTTTGGCGCTTATGGTCGGGTAGATGATGCGATTGCTCATTTCGAATTAAGTTTGCAAACATGTCGCAATGAAGTTATAGCAAAAAACTTCCTCGTCTATTTATCTGACTTCGGTAGCTTACGCAAAAGTTTCACAACTAGTATCGAGCTTGCAGAACAGTTTGTTTCGCCCTTTATTTATTTGCATGCTTACGAGAATTGTATATTTCAAGGTCATATGGATTTGGCTGAAAAGTATTATCACTCTTACTCTAAACTTTTCAGTGGAGATGAGTTGAATTCGATGGAAAATAAACTGGAAGATGTTTTGTCTGACGTAAATTATTTCAAAGAGGTTGCTAATTTATCTGGCAATGAATATCAACTTCTTTTAGAAAAAGTAACTAATGTGTTAGACGAGCATAAAATTCATCCTTCAGCTTTGAAATTTTACGGTATTTCAGAAGAGAAAGTTAATGCGATGATTTTAGTTGCAAAAACTTCTGATGTTGAAAAATTAGCAGATATGAATGTAGAGCTTGCATTCTTACTTGCTGAATATGATTGTTTAATTCAAAAAAATTTCTCTGTTTGGTTTGAGGCTGAAGAAGATCATATTCAGGCTGATAAATCAGATTCGGCACATATTGCTAGAGGTATGCTCAATGTCGGTTAATAGTCATGATATTCTCGGCTTTGCCAAAGATTGCCATGATAGAAATGACGAAATAGGCTACCGTAATGCAATCGGCAGAGCATATTATAGTTCGTATCATCACGTTTTACCTACTATGACTAATGGTCCTAAAGACAGTCATCAAGGCCTAATTGATTATCTTCACGGTGATGCTTGTCGAGGTTATGAAACGTATGATTCGAAATATATGAAAGGGATCGGTTTCATTCTTAGTCAGCTAAAAGCGCAAAGAATAATTGCAGATTATCGTCTAGACCAAAATGTTTCCTCTAGACAATCTAGTGTGGCTATTGGTATGGCCGAGCGTCTTATTGATAAATGCTCTGAAATGACGAAATCAATAGCATCTTAGAGTAAAGCCACTTACGTGGCTTTATTTATTTTAATGTTTAAATTAACGTTTCCGTCATAATCTTTTAAGTACGAGCCATAATGACGAAATAACATCTCTGGTCCCTTATGTCCCATTTGAGCCGCTAACCAGAATAGATTGACGCCTTGGCTAATGTGTCTTGTAGCGAATGTGTGCCGAGTCTGGTATGGGTTACGGTATCTAATCCCCGCCTTACGTAAAGTTGGGACCCAAGCTTTTTTGCGGATCGCGTCTGCGCTGGCCCACGGCTTATTCGTTTTCGGATCCTCGAATATCGTCTCATCTTTCATGAAAGTGAAAGTTTTCTGATTCGCCAGCACAGTCATTGCCACATCGTTAAGTTCTACTTTGCGTGTGCCCGCCTTTGTTTTCGTTCCCTTAATAACACCTACCACACTCGCGTTCTGTACGTGCGCCGTCTTCCCGATGAAGTCGATATCGCGCCAGCGCAACGCGCATAATTCCGAGCTACGCAACCCCGTCTGGATAGCGAACATAAACAAGTTTTCCCACTGCTTATTACCGGCAGAAGAGAGGAGGGCATCTACTTCTGCTGGTGAAAGTGGATCGACAATATAGTCGCTATCAGCAGTCGATTTGTCGCTTTGATAGCGGGATGCCGTTACCAGAGATACCGGGTTGAGTTGTAGCACTCCATCTGTGACAGCCTCATCAATCGCTGACCGCAAAAAAGATAGTTGGTTACGAATCGTCTTTAATGTGGTGGTTCGGCTTTGGATCCATACTTTCATTGCCGCCGGTGTAAGTTCGCTTGCCGGAAGTGAATGTAGTGCAGCCAGCGCGCTACGGCATTTTTTATATCCACCAATAGTGGACGGCGAAAGTTTTCGTGTTTCGCAGATGTCGATGTATTCATCCAGATACATTTTTACTGTCTTCCCTGCAGCCGCATTCCCAAATAATTTTAAGCGAGCGGATCGAGGGAAATACTCTGCGTAAACGAATGTTCCACGCTCTATTTTATTATGGATTTCGCCGAGGGTTCGCTCGGCGTATTTAAGATTCTTACTGTTCACTTCAAGATTAGAAAGGGGCTCCCTGCATTTAACCCCTCTATAGGTGAAAGTGATATTGATAGTTTCGCCCTGACTATGCTTTCTGATAGTCACGCCGCGCGGTAGTTTTGGCGACTCTGCCTTGCCCATTTAGCAACCTCACTAAGATCAATCCATCTTTCCTTAACGCCTTCCACCTTCAGCACCTGAACACCTTCAAACCAGACGCCGCGTTGCACCCGTTTATTAATGGCTTCAAGGGTCTCGCCGGTTTCTTTGCAATAAGTCGAGATCGGAACACAATCGAGGTTCAGCATAATTCCTCCACTTTACCGGCTGCACCCGGTCAATCTTTAAAAATACAGGTCCCGCAACCATTGCGGGCCCAGTCAAAACAAATACCACAGTGATCTACTTTTTTACTTCCTGCGCCTCCTGCTTAGATGCCGCCACCTCGACCACTGATTTTTCGCCGTTAACCCAGCCTTCCTGATAGTCAACTTCACTAGGCGTAACGCAGCGCGCCGCATG